GCCGCAGATTTTGGCGCAACTGGTCTAAAAGGACCAAGTGATGCTGATTTAGATTTAAGTGGTGGATTAGATTTAGGTCCTGCAGAAGGCGAAGCTGGTGCAGAAGGCGCACCAGAAGTAGGTGCCCCTGGCGCCGCAACACCACCCCCACCCGGTGGAGCCGCACCAGCCGCATAATTTGGGCTAACGATAAATAATGATATGAGATTTAACGACCTTACCCTTATACAAGATGAAATCGAAGAAGAAGTTGATCCTGATGTTGCCTTCTTTAGCGACCTGCGTAGAAAGCGTTTAAGTCTCGAGCATGTAAATAAATTAAGAAAGCTTAAAGATCTCCGAGATTACGAATCGAAACAAAGATTAAAACTCGTCAAACAGATGTACGCTAGACCCCCTGCGGTTTAACTTATCATCTCACTAAGTGCAGGAAAAACTCCGTTTTTTCTGCCATTTCTCCCGCTTTTAACTACGCCTTCTGTAAGTAGTTATTGGTAAAGCACGTTCGTACGTGCACCCCTTAGCGCAAGGAGAAATATAAATGACAAAAACAGTACTAGAACAAGCGTTGGACCATCTTCTAAATAAAGAAGAAGGCAAAGCCGCCGCTTTGTTACATGATTACTATGTTAGCGTTGGTCGTCAGGTCTATGAAGACATTATGTCCGACGATATCGCCTTCGAGGACGAAGCTGAACAAGCCGCCAACGCTGTTGATGAAGTTGAGTCTGATTTAACAGAAGAAGGTGATGACGAGTTTGCACCTGAAATGGGTGGCGAAGAAGAAGCTACAGACGACTTAGATGCTGAAATGGGTGGTGAAGAAGCCGCTCCAGTTGATGCAGATGCCGCAGATGTAGCAGATGCTATGATGGATGTAGAATCCGCTTTAGCAAAATTAAAAGCAGAATTCGAAGAAATGGTCGGTGGTGGCGAAGTAGAAGCCCCCGGCGAAGAAGAAGGTGAAATGGGCGAACCAGAAATGGGCGAACTTCCACCAGAAGAAACAGAAGAAAGCATTGGTGAAGCTTTAGAACTACAAAAAGTTTCTTTAGATGCTAACACTGAAGGTAACCCAGCTGGTGCAGGTACTGGTGCTAACAGCGTTACAGGTGCAACAAACACATCAAGCCCAGTTGCTAAACGCAACCCAATGATGGCTCGCCCAGCTACACAATTTGGTGGTAGCACAAGCGGTGAAGGCGTTGCTAGCGGTACAACACCAGCTAAAGCACCAAAATCACAAGACATGGGCGGCACAACAAAGCCAGCAGTTAGTAAAGTAGCCAAGCCAGGTACAGCACCTGGTCGTGAAGGCGGCTCTAGCGCAAACGTATTACCTCGAGGTTAAGCCATGATGAACCTACAGCCACTAAGAGAAAATTTAACATTCGATCAAGCAGGAATGGTTGTTGAAACCAAAGAATCTGCCAGTGGCGGTAAGGATCTCTACATGAAGGGCATCTTCATCCAGGGTGGTGTACGCAATCACAATCAGCGTGTATATCCTGTAAATGAAATTGCAAATGCTGTAGAGAGCATTCGTAAACGATTAGATAGTGGTTTCTCTGTATTAGGAGAAGCAGATCACCCAGACGATCTACAAGTAAACATTGACCGCGTAAGTCATATGGTTACAGAGATGTGGATGGATGGTCCAAATGGTTATGGTAAGTTAAAACTTATCCCTACCCCAATGGGAAACATTATCAAAACATTACTTGAAAGTGGTGTTAAATTAGGCGTCAGCAGTCGCGGATCCGGCAATGTTACTGAATCAGGTAATGTGTCGGATTTTGAAATTGTAACTGTTGATGTTGTAGCACAACCAAGTGCTCCAGAAGCCTATCCAACACCAATTTATGAAAGAGTAATGGGAAGTCGTAGACGTGCCGCTCTAATGGATGTGGCCTATGCGGCGACCTACGATAGGTCCGCACAAAAACACCTTGAAAATGAGGTGACTAGATTTATTACAAATCTAAAGAAAGTCTGAGGAAAAAGCTATGAGTCATTTTACTGAAATGTTAGGTTCGGTAGTTTTATCCGAAGAGGTGCGTGAGAATATCAACGCCGCTTGGGAAAAACACTTAGCCGAAAGCCGTGAAGAAGTTACGGCTGAATTGCGTGAAGAATTTGCTTCACGCTACGAGCACGATAAAGGCCAACTTATTGAAGCAATGGATAAGTTAATGCAAGACACTATTGCAGCCGGTGCACAAGATTTAAAATCATTGCGTGAAGGTGCAATGGCACAGCGTACAAAGTATGCCGCCAAGATCAAAGAAGATACAGCATTATTACAGAAATTAGTTACAGAAACTCTTGCAAAAGAAGTTGCTGAACTTCGTAATGATCGTGCCGCTTCTAAGGCCGCTATTGCCCAGCTTGAAGAGTTTGCATTACGCAAACTAACAAGCGAACTAGGCGAATTGCACGAAGATCACAAGTCATTGGTTAACGCTCGCGTTAAGCTAGTTGCTGAAGGTCGTAAGGCAATTGAAGAAGCTAAGAGTGCATTTGTTAAGAAAGCCAGCGAAAAGGTTAACGCCATTGTTGCTGAAACTTTCAAGAAAGAAATGTCACAACTTAAAACAGATATTCGTGAAGCAAAAGAAAACAACTTTGGTCGCAAGATCATGGAAGCTTTTGCCGCAGAATTTATGGCAAGCAAGTTTGCAGACGGTACAGCCGTAAGCCAACTTAACAAATCAATCATCGAAATCCAAGGTCAATTAATAGAGGCTCAAAAAACTATTGAACAAAAAGAACAACAAATTAGCGAGTCGCTTCGTCGTCAGCGCATTGCGGAAGATCAAGCACAGCGAGTTCGCGTAATGCAAGATTTGTGTGCCCCATTGTCTAAAGACAAGCGTGGCATCATGGAAGAACTTCTTGAAAGCACAGAAACATCTAAGCTAAAAGATCAATTCCAGAAATTCTTGCCAAGTGTCCTAAACGAAGAAGTTCGTCGTGAGAAGAAACAATTAGTTGAAGGACAACAATCGCAGAAGACTGTGATTACAGGTAACAAATCTCAAGTTGAGATTGTTCCCGCCCCAGCCGAAGCTGATGAAACTATTCAACAGCTACGTAAACTCGCTGGTATTAAGATTTAATTTAGGAGACTATTATGTCACAAGCTTTATTTGAAGCTAAAAATTGGTCTGCTACTAAAGAAGCTTTAGTAGAAGGCCTACAAGGTCAACGTAAGACCACAATGGAAGTTGTTCTAGAGAACACTAAGAAGTACTTGACAGAAACAGCTACAACTGGCGCTACAGCTAGCGGTAACGTTGCTGTTCTAAACAAGGTTATTCTACCAGTTATTCGTCGTGTTATGCCAACAACAATCGCTAACGAATTAGTTGGTGTTCAACCTATGCAAGGTCCAGTTTCTCAGATCCACACTTTACGTGTTCGTTATGCAGAAGCTATGGCTGAGAAGACAGGTGGTAGCGCAGGTGATGTTATCGGTGGTGCAGTAAGTGCTAACGATGAAGCCCTAAGCCCATTCAAGATCGCTCAACAATATTCTGGTGCTGCCGCTGGTACAGCCGCTGCCACAAGCGCACTTGAAGGTGTTGGTGGTAAGAAGATGAACATCCAGATCTTGAAAGAGACTGTTGAAGCTAAGAGCCGTAAGTTAAGTGCTCGTTGGACATTTGAAGCCGCTCAAGACGCTCAAGCCATCCATGGTGTTGACGTTGAGGCTGAAATCATGGCCGCTCTAGCACAAGAAATCACAGCTGAAATTGACCAAGAGATTATTGGTTCTCTAATCAACTTAGCTGGTAGTGCATATGGTACATACGATCAAGCTGCCGTTTCTGGTACAGCTAACTTCGTTGGTGACCAACACGCCGCTCTTGCAGTATTAGTAAACCGTGCCGCTAACGACATCGCTAGCCGTACACGTCGTGGTGCTGGTAACTACATCGTAGTTTCTCCAACAGCATTGACAATTCTACAATCTGCTACAACATCTGCTTTCGCTCGTACAACAGAAGGTACATTCGAAGCTCCAACAAACACAAAGTTCGTTGGTACACTAAACAGCTCTGTTCGTGTATACGTTAACCACTATGCTGGCGATGCCGCTCCGATCCTAATCGGTTACAAAGGTGCTAACGAAATGGATGCCCCAGCATTCTATTGCCCATACATCCCATTAATGAGCAGTGGTGTTATTCTTGACCCAGCTACATTCGAACCAACAGTCAGCTTCATGACTCGTTATGGTTATGTTGAACTAAGCAACAGCGCATCTTCTCTAGGTAACGCTGCCGACTACGTTAACACAATCGCTATCGATGCTGGTAACCTAAGCTTCATCTAATCCTTAAAAAGGTTAGTAGAAACTATAAAAGGGCTCTTAGGAGCCCTTTTCTATTGGGTAAGTATATAATGTTCACAGATATGAAAATTAGACTTGAAAGAGC